ATGGTCGTTCCAACAGCTGCCTGCTGGTTGCCGTCACCGACCTGCATGTCAGCTATGGCGGCAAATCGTTGACCTGCGTTTACTACGATGCCCATCAGTTGTAATAATGTTGCTGATGGTTCTTTGAAAGGTAAAGGCATAAATGCGTCTCTAATGTTTCCGCCAGGTGCATCTACGTCTCTAAACTCTCCAGGTTGAATCGATTGCGCTTCATCTCTAACACGAATACCTCTTTGCTTAAATCCGGCCGGCATATTTGAAAATGTACCAGCATCTAATAATTGTCTAAGTGCATTCGTTGCAGTTCTTGATAATCCACCTATCATGTGGATTAATCCAAAACCATAAAACCCTAAACCCGGTAAAAATTTAAAATGTGCAAAGTATTCAATTTTATTTCTTAGTGGGTCTTCGGCTTTATAATTTCTTCTTATAGATAAAACTTCTCTTGACGATGTATCAATTGTTACAATGTATGGAAGTTTTATTCCTGTTGGGTTTTGTTCTGCATCTTTGTCTTCAAAACCTTCAAGATCAAGATTAGTGTGTATTTCTAGAATAGTGAACATTTGTTCATCTCTAGTTTTTCTAACCCCTTCTAATTCTCTTTCTTTTTTCTCTATTTCTGTTTCTTGTGCGTAGCCTGGTGTAATTTCTATATCTCTATAAAAACCAGATACTTGTTTTTTTCTTAATTCATTTTCTGACATTTTTAAAACATGCACGATTGAATCTGCATCTTCTAAAGATGTTGCAGTGTATGGAACTATCAGGTCATCTGCCGGAACAAATTTAGACACGGCTCTGTCAAGAATTTCATCGTAATAAATTTTCTTGAAAGCAGAGCCGCTAAGAGGGAGATAAAAAAGTAACTGATCGAACTCGGGTTCATACTCTTTCATCACGTTCATGAGTTGATAGTTCATGAAATTTTTTACTCTCGTAGCTTGGTCTTCTTTTTGTCTATTAATCACACCCATAATTTGAGTGTGTACTGGACCATTTGCTGGAAGTAATTCTTTGTAAGCATGTGCTTGAAACTGTGTTACCGCTTCAGCTAATACTGGGTGAGTTGCACCACTTGCATTTGTAAACGGTTGTGATCTGTTTTCGTATTTAAATCCTAATAAATCTAAACCTTTAGTGTAAGCATCTTCCCAATCTTTTCTTGATGCTTTGTACTGCATATAGTTTTCATAAAGTTCAGAACCTAAAGTTCCTAAAACTTCTTCTGGTAATAGATCTGCTAAATTATCAAAATGTTCGTTTGTGCCTGGCTGGTTTATGGCTTCTGGATCAAAAGTAATAGTAGCTCCACCATCTTCGTCTTGTTCGACTTGAACATCTTCGGGTCCAACCTGTTCTTCAATATTCTCTTGAGATGCTTCTGCGATCTCTTCTTCGCTAGGTAATTTTATTTCCTGCTCTACGTTGGGTAAAGCTTTGTCTATATCTGCCATTATTTTTCTCCGAGTTCTTCACCACTATAATCTTTTTTTCGGGAACATTCAACCCCTGTGGGTTTGGTCCTCGAAGTGGTGGTATCGTCGTTGTTAGTTTTTTAATCATCAAATAGGTCCATACCTTGTATCACTGCAGAAGCTGCAAATCCACCTATTCCTGCTCTAGACAATAACCTTAATGCTGGTCCACGTAAACCTAATCTAGCTACTTTTTGAAGAGTTGGATTTAATCCTCTAGTTAATTTTGGTGTTTGATCTGCAAATGCTGGATACAAATAATTTAATGGATCTGTTGCTATATCTGTAAATGAGTCTCCTTCTGCAACTTGACTAGCAATATCTCCAGCCATGAAAGGTGCGAGTAGTGCAGGTGATGCTGCAACTCCTAGACCTCTTCCTAAAACTCTTAAACCTGTTTTTGCCATACCTGGTCTTGGTTTTTTTGTTTCAATACCAAGAGCTCTAGACTTACTGGCTTTAATTGTTGATGGCGCAGCGAGTGCTGTTGACCCTGCAACTGTTGCACCTAATGCCGGTAATTGATAATCTAATATTGCTGGTCTTTCTATATCGATAGAAATAGGATCTGTTGCCATATCAACCAACATATTTTTTTGTTGATCTTCATTTGATAAATAAGTTGTTGGATCATCATTACTAAATGATTTG